TTCTTGTCACCTACCTGAATAAATAAAAGCTATAGCTGTTGCCGCCCATCCAAACAAAGCGGCACAGATTATCTTTCTTTGGAAAGCAATAGTTTCTACATAACCTTTTAATAACATTGTAATAATGCCTGCCGGTAATTGTTCCTTTTCATCCATCGTAACACCATCCAATAATTTTATTTTGCAGCTGCATAAAGCAAGAAGAATAACGCAGTACCTGCATAAATATTCCGCTGATTTTTAATTCTGTTCGCCCGCTTTCGGTCGTATTCCATTTGCTCTATCAACGTCTCGTATAATTCCTCGCTGCGCTTCAACGATTCCTTTGCACTCGCTAATGAACGTTTGGAGTTCGTCAGCGCTTCTTGCGTTAGAGTGAGCTGCTTCTTCGCTTCGCTTAATTGCGCCAGCAGTTCTGTTGACGTGTTTTTCTGCTGTTTCAATTTCTCGTCTACTAGATTCAATTTCGCTTCCAGCAGATTTGTTTGATTTTTGAATTGATTCCACTGTTCGATTGACAGCGTTATTTGCTTGGGTGCCGCTTCCGCCGTGCCAACGCCAGTACACGTCATTACAGATAAGCAAAAGACCAGCAACAATAAGACTAATCTTAACAGCTTTATCAATCTTACGTCTTGTTTCATCTTTCATTATTACCTCATATAAATACCTATATTTGCAAAACATTATAAATCGCGTCAGACGCACAAACTTCGCCTACAAGCGGCTTTAGCTCGCCGCAGGATAAATCGTAAGCGGTGCTAATTTCAAAGCACTCATAGGCGAAGTATTTTTGTGCAATTTGCGCCTTCTTGTAGTTAGATATTCAGATTAGAGAGCAAAGTAATGATGCAACGCACCGAGAGTAAAGCCTAAAACAAGGCCTACTAAAAATTTCTTGTCAGCAACAAAAGCTTTTAATTCTTCCATGATTTCACCTCCTTATCTTCCATTACCAGCAAAGCCATACGCAGGTACGCCATACGGTGTTGTTAAGTCAATGCCAGCAACATACTGATACGTAGCTTCCGCTCTATTGGCGTAACCTGCTCTATACATCTCACCAACATCGGCAGCAATCCAATAGTAATTCTTAAACAGCTTGTAAAGCGCCTCCAGACTACGCAGGTTGACGCGCTCAAAACGATTCTCCAGGAAACGCTTTACAACATAAGTGCTAGTCGGACACCACATGCCAGCATAAATAAGGCAGCGTGTATCATCCAACGTTGGCACCTGTTGAAGCACCTCGACATATTGCAGGCAGTCACGTGACAACTGTTCTAACTGCGCCTGCTGTCCTGCGTCGCTTCTCAAAAGCTCTTTCAGCATCGGCAATTCGCCACTTGCCTTAATATCAATGTAGGTTCTGCCGACAAATTCTTCACCGCCGGGAATAGCTCTCAAAAGCTCATCAGCTCTGTTGCCCTCCCATTGGCTGACACCGATTGACGGATACGCATAGGCGGTAGACTTTGCTACGCTGTCATAGCCGCCTTCAACGCCTGTTGAGATAATGCCTTTTGCGATTTCTCTCGCAAGGCTTTTGTTCCAGTCCATAGCTATCACCTCACTCACTTTTTAAGCAACGATTGGACGCCTTCTTGTACACGTCTTCGTACATTTCTTGCTTATCGCCGTTGTATGTATATTCCGCATAGATACCATCACCGCTTACGGTCGTAGACAGCAACGCCTTATAATTTTGCAATGTTTTGCACGCCCATACAACATAGACGTTTTCTAATGTAATAGGCTGAACATCATTCGGGCCATGATGGATGTTGGAAGATTGGTTATACCATTCAACTAATTTGTTTTTGCATACACTTTCAAAATGCGCCATACCTGTAATAATCATTATTATCACTCCTTTTATTTAACTTCTTAATTTTACATTTTAGTTGTTTGTTAAGTTGTTACTCGTCGTTTTTCACTTTAAACATTCTCGTTTCAATCGCTTTATTGCCAAGTTGGACCAGAAGCAGCGCCACCATGCCAAGCGTGCAGCTCTCGTAGTTGCCCCAAGTTCTGGCCCAAAAAGCAAGCCATAAAGTAACCAGCACCCAAACGGCAAAGCCTATAACAGCACAGATTCTGCCCACGCTATAGGCATTATCGTTCTTCTTTAACATGTTAATTAATTTACGCATTATCTCACTTCCTTAAATAGAAAAGCCGTGCTGTTTTAGCACGGCTTTCATTATTCAGTTTCTACATTCCTTACAGTCTTTACATCTGTGTTCCAGCTCTTTCAGTCTTTCGTTCTGCTCGTCATTTTCGTTAAACAAGGTCTTTACTTGTTCTTCGACACGTGCGTGGCGTTGTTCCAATGCTTGGATAGCCTGCCTGTTCAACTTCATCTCTACCTTTAAATCGTCAATGCTCAACTTCAGCTCGCTAATAGCGGTCTTCAGCGGCTCAACGATACAGTAGGTAACAATCAAAGCTAAAAGGCTGATGACTGTACTATACCAGTTAAGGTCTAATTCCATTTGTGCACCTCAAGTTATTTATAAATATTTCCCCTGCATTTTATACTACTCGAAATATTTGCCATACCTTGCAGTGGCTTGTTTTGCAATTTGGTTCATCTTCTCCTTGCGCTTATCAATCAATTCACGCTTGCGCTCCGGTGTTAAGTTGCTGTGTGTGATTTTGTCAATGTCCTTGCGGATTTTACTAATCATAGCACCTGCGCTGCAGATGCCTTTTACTGCGGCTTCCGGCTTGCCTTTAACTCCATAGCCAGCGTGCTGTCTGTTCGCTTTATCTAGTATACCATAAAACTCATTCATCGGTCTACTCAGATTTGCATCCGTCACATTGAAGTCACGCACAAACGGCAATTCACTGAAATGTTTCGCCGGCAGATTATTTGCTTTTGCAAACGGCTTGCCTGCCATACTCCACAACAATGCGCCCATAGTTCCTGTATAGCCACGCACAAGATTATCAATCTTCATAGGCGATACTTTAAACGCACTGCCGATGCCTTTACTCAGCTCGCTAGTGTAGTCATTATATTGTAACTCATCTGGCAGGCGTGAGTATTTATTGCCTACAAGCGGACGGCCTTTGAAGAATGAATAGTTTGCACTCCACTCAATCAGCGGCAGAATTAATGTAGGTAACACACTAGGCATCATATTGCTGCTGAACGCTTTCAAGAAGTTGCTTACTGCATCCTTATCTTTGTCTGCTGCCTGTTGGACCAGTGCTTCAATGCCGCTGCCAAACAGAACGCCTGCTTCCTGCGGTTTAGGGATGCGGATATTTCTGCCTAAACACCAATAGTTATTCTTAATATCGGGGTCAAGGTCTTTATACCAGTCCTCATCCCAGTTCATAGCCATTATAAGCAGGCTAGGCAGTACGATGTATTTAAACACCTTCTGCGACGTACCTACAAAATCTTCACGGAACAGTCTTACCATTTTATCGCCGCCTTGCAAGCAGGCATTGAAGAACGGTACTACTTGGTTAACCTGCTCGCCAACGCGTCCGCTACGTGAAAAGTCAAGTGTAACCTCTCTTGCGGCACGTGCGGCTTCTTCCATGCTCAGGCCTTTTTGACGTGCCTTCATGTACTCGCCCATACGTGTAGAGGATTCAAAGAAATCACTTGTTGCTTCAAGCCTGCTGAATACTGCTTTTATAATCTCCCACGCACTAGCCGGAGTTTCGCCTGCCATAGCGTCAAGAGATTTAATTCTGCTTTTCTGTGAAGAATAGAAGTTGTATTCAGTAACGCCTGCCGCTTCAAACTCTGCTCTCATTGCCGGGTCTTTCGCTAATGCTATCGCACCGCGAATAGTGTCTACGATAGGGATAAAGCCGTTTTTACTTGAAATGCCTGCAAAAACAGTATCACGCAGGACGTTGCGCAGGATAAAGCTCGGGGACATTGTAGCGCCTGTTCTGAGCATACGTGCGGCGGTTCTTGCTACGCCAAAAGCTAGATTTGCAGCTGGCAAGTTATATCCAACAATAGGACCGTACAAGTCTTGTGTAGTCTTGTAAGCTTTCTTCTTGCCGTTAATCAGTACAGTGAATACGCAGTTCTTCGGGTCAGCGGTAGTGCCTGGTACTTCCTGTATCAGCTCATGCAGGTCTGCGCTTCTTGAATTCTCCACGGCCATTAAAGCAACCTTGTTGCGCTCTGCTCTGTTAAGCATTACCGCATAAGACTTCAAGATTGTTTCCAACGGATTCAGCACGCCGCGTTCGCTGCCTTCGATGTTGATTCGTTTCAGCGGGACAGATACATTACCAATACCACGTCCGCCTTCTGTCAGTCCACCGATAAAACTGTCTGCTGCGGCAGTGTCGGAGAAGTCACGGAGCAACGGGCAGTATTTCCTATACTTGGTACGCAATGTTTTCGCCAGATCATGGCTGAATACTTCTGCATCCTCCATGATGGAGATTACATTATCGTTTACTTTGTAGAAAATATCAGCGGCAGCCTTAAACTGTTGCGGAGCTTTCTTCACGAATTCTTGGCACTCCTGCTCAGTCAAACCTTTAGGGAATTTATAAGTCTTTCCCTCAGCTCTTGCAAGTTGCGCCATTTCTAAGCAACGTTCCGCACCTAAGTATGCGCCTAAAGCGTTTACCCAGTTATCAAAGCCGTTCTCTGCAAGATATTTTGGATAAGCCTTGTCCATTTGCTTCTTGTCGATTTTCTCTAACGCCATAGCAAGAGTGACATTGTACTTCATCTTAACATTCTTCAAGTGCTGATTAGCCATTTTAACGTGCTGTGCAGTACCTTCAGTCAAGGCTTTCAGCATACCTGCGGTAGTAGCAGGCAGGCTCTGTACTTGGTCATACACGCTTAAGCCGCCTGTTGCTTTCGTCAGTGCGTCAAAGCCTTTCAGCGGATTGTTCTTGTCGAACCAATCTTGATAAAGAGATTTGCGGTGTTCTTTGAAGAAGTCTTTTACGCTGTCTACTACGCCTTTACGCTCGGTATTGGTAAATGCGTTAGCGATTTTGTGATTGGGAGAAGCAACGGAATACTTGACGGAATAATCAGCAGGCTCTTTAATCCCTTTGAAAATCTCCGAATTATAATTTAAGCCACCGTTTTTGTTCACAAGTAATTTGCCGTCCCTGCCCTTGACACCTGCTAAAAGTTTTGCTACACTAATCGTTGACGGAAGAGTTCCGCGTACCTGCCCCTTCATGCCATCTGGTATGATTGCAGGCAATGCACTTTGTGCGTTGGCGGTAACTTTTCCGTCTTTTATTATGTCATAAAACTTAGCAATTTTAACTTCGTAGTCTCCGGCTTGCTTGTCTCCTTCTTTTGCAACAATGCGGAATCTAAACAAGTTATCATTGTTTTTCACAACTGCGTAAAGCTCAATATATTTATCATTTGAACCATGCCGTTCGTCACTATGCTTTTCAACATATACCGCATTGTTTAGCACATCGTCAATAGCGGTCAATGTTTTTAATCTTGCAGTTTCATTTCTTGCACGGACTTTAGAAGAATTAAGCAAATGCTTTCCCTCTTTCACATTAGCAACCTTGCCAATACCATTACTTCCAATAATGCGGAATGTTTTACCAATCAATCCTCTAGCAATATTACTTTGTAATGCCGTCGTACTAATATCAGCCTTGCTCAATCCAGATACATCAACAATCGGAACTAGCGTTTCGCCAGTGATAGCATTATTAGTAACTGCGTACTGTGCGCCTTGGCTGCTCTTCTCGCCCTGCTGCTTCCATGCTTCGCCGCTCTCCAGTTTACGAAAGATGTTACCTTTGTTATTGGCTTTGGCGAACATCGTATACAACTTGTTGAGGAAATCTGTAACTTTCTGGAATAGTTTGCCAAACATCGAACCTTGTCCGCGCTGACGTTTAAGTGCCCATTCCATATAGCCATCTGCAATTTCTTCATCAATAACGCGTCCGCTCTCTTTAGCTTTCTTTGCGTAATACTTATAGAGTACGGCTTTTTCTTTTTCGTTCAAGCATAAATCCATAGCAGCGTGTAGGGATTCGTGGAACGCAGTACCTTTGCGGCCTTCAATGCTTACCGCTAAAATACCGTCGATGCTTTTCCCATCTAAATTTTCCCATTTTTGCCAAAAGCCCTCTACTACTGAATCTTTATCGTCAGAAAGATTATGATCCTTTAATGCTTTTTTACGTGATTCACCTTTTAGTATAATCTCTTCAGCAATTTTTACAAAGATTGTTTTGCCATTAGGCAATTCAACAAGGTAAGCGTCTCCAGACATAGGAAGCATCTTTGCGCCTGGAAGTGCTTTTCTGATTTCCGCTTCTACTTCTTCCCTTGCACGTTGTACTGCTTCAGAAGATACGGAGTATTGAGTGTTGTTTGCTCCGTTGACTTCCTCTACAAATTTATCTCTTCCGGTTTCGTTATCTTGGAATAAGAACGCTTTTGCATATCTGCTATAATAGCCGCCGTTCTTGCCTGCAATAGACTTAACTTTTCGATACTCCTCGTCGCTTAAATTTGCATTAAGTTTAGCGCTTGGAATAATTTCCCCAGTCTTAGTATGTTTGTAGCTGTCTGCGGTAACTACTTCGCTGTTGCCTTCTGCATCCCCTTTGCGCAAACTGTTAGCAAAGTTCGCTGTTCCTGCATCAGATTGTTTAGTTTGGCGGGCAGGCATCTCAACGCTTTCTAGGTTGTCGAACAATTCATTAATATTGTTTATTCTGCTCAGGTCTATACGCTTTACGCCTTGGCTTTCGCCGCCCTTGTCGATAATAACAATGCGTGTAGCAACTTTTGTCCCTGCGCGTTCAAAGGTTACGCCTGGCAGGAGCACTTCGCCAACCATGTGTGCGTCTTTTGCATCGTCGCTTTCATACCATGCATCGAAACGCTTATCTGCCATTGCGCCGCGTGGGATAATAGCGATAACGCGTCCGCCGTTACGCAGATGTTTAAACGCTTTCGCAACGTGTTCAACAGCAGTCTTACCGCCAGTACCGAACGGCGGATTCATCGTAACAGCATCATACTTGTTGCCGATATGTAGGTCTTCAAAATAACCGTTGATAAGTTTTGCATTATCGGTATTCATTTGAGCTTGTGGTGCAAGTCTGCTGCTAGGTTCAATGATTGTATTATCAGTGTTCGGGCTGAAGAACCGGCTAATTGCGCCGTGGCCTGCGCTCGGTTCAAGTACTCTGTCCCCGTCTTTCAGTCCTGCCCATTGCACCATCTTATAGCCGACAGGCTCAGGAGTAGCAAAATAATCAACGCCTTCTGCAGCTTTATTCTTAGCGGTTTTCTTACCTCTGGCAAAATAGAATGCTTTCGCCCTATCATAATCGGAGTCAGTGGAAACAATGTTTCTATCGTTTTCTTTGCCGCCAACATCTTCGCCCTCTATGCCTGGGCTTCTGTCTTCCCATGTGCCATCGAAAATTTCTTGATAAGCATTTTTGAAACTGTCGCGCAGTCCGCGTGCCCTTCTACCCAACGCAAGATTTTCCGCTGTGCTTGCTCTGCCTGCAACAGTCTCTGCAAACAATCCGTTTTCGATATTTGTTGCCGTGGTCAAATAGCGGATGATAGCGTTCGACTTATTGCCTAAACGATAAATTCGCCCTTCAATCTGAATTGCGTAACTCGGACGGCGTGGAATGCCGATGTTGATTAAGACACGTTGATGCTTGCCGGTGGTATCATGCAGACTGATTCCGGCATTGCCTGCATCCTGCTGCACAAAAATAAGGTTCTTGTCACTGTTATCATCATTAAATGCCTTGACATATTCAGCACGTTTATTTTTTGATACTCTGCCATTGAAGAACATTGCATCATCACCAAAAGCTTCGCGGTAAATACTGATAGGCTCACTCAGTTCATCAAGATTAAGATTGACTAAATCTGGACGTTCCTTGGCAAACATATCCATTTCGTGTTGAATTTCTTCTGATGTCCATCGGTTTTCTCCTGATTGGAGTAATTCCTTAGTCTGCTGCGTAAATTTAAACGGATTAAAGCTTTCGCGCTCTACATTTGTTTCGTAGAATACGACTACCTTCTTTCCTGCTTTTAGATACTGTTGAATGATGGGTACAGATTCACGCGCCTTGATGCTTTCAAGCAGATAGTTCCTGCGCCTGCTATCAAACTGTTTATTAAGTACTCCTTCAAGTTCTCTATACTTGTCGTGGTTATTACGTAAGAACTCAAAGCCTTCATCAATTTTCTTGCCTACGCCTTGGTCGACCAGCAAGAATCCTCGATTGTAGTCCTTGTCAATTTCCAGTTCGTGTCCCGTCAACGCGCCCGTTTTGCGCAGCCACTCGTGGAACTCCACTTCCATTACAGCATTGTCAACAGCTTTATCTGGTTTCGTCAGTTTGTTATACCTCATATGATAACCAAAATGCTCAATCATAAACTGCTGAAAGCCATTGCCTGTCTGATTATAACTGCCGCCCTCAACTTTCGGATAGTCAAATAAGTAACCTTCCGCATAATCAATATCCGGCACATACGCAAACGGCGTTGCGCTCATGAACATTACTTTCGGTTTTTCAGTTGTATTCAGTTGTTCCCAGTCTTTAACCTGTGCTTCAACCTGTATTCGTTCCTCTTTCGAAAGCTCATCTGCTTTTTCTTTTTGCAGTTTTTCTGCTTTTTCAACAATAGCTGCTTCGCTAGCTTTAAGTTGTCCCTTCTTGCGTTTCAATTTTGCCGCTTGGGCGATAGTGCGTCTTGCTTCCAGTTTTTCCTCCGGCAAGATTCTTTCTTCTGCTCTGGCACGCAGTTCCCTTGGGTGTAATGTCAACTGACGCAATTTTGCTAATGCAGCAGTCTTTTCTCCCTGCTCATTATTCATCAGATAATGGGATTCGTCGCAGATAACTAAGTCCCAGTCACGTTTAATTAAAGCATCGTTCGCACCTAAGTTGGCGTAGGTGGTGATAACTGCGCCCTTGCCCGCATCTTGGACATTGTCCAGTTTGCTCAATTCGATACCGAAGAAGTCTTTCGCTGCGTTTGCCCACTGGTTATTCACGCTGTCGCTCGGAGTAACAATCAGAATGTTCTCCTTACCGTCCTCAACCATTTCTTTCGCAACAGCAAGGCCGCTGAAGGTTTTACCAGTGCCCGTGCCGTCAGTAATCATAACGCCCTGTTTGCCGTTGTCGGCAAGACGGTCTGCCACAAAATCGGTATTAGAAAACTGAATTTTACTCAAAAAGGGCATAACCTTTGCGGTTTTACGCAAGCGGTCTGCCCTTTGTCTATCTAAATTATTTTCTTTTACTACTTCATTAACTTTTTGGCTTACTGTATCGGCTGCATCAGTTCGTCCGTCTGCAACAGATTCAACAATTTTGTCAGTTGCTCCTTCGTCAACATTTGGTTGTTCCTGTAAGCTATCGACAACGCTTCCTGATAATTCAGCACTTCTGGCAAGATTCTCTCTAACTGCGGATGTTTGCTCACTGCCTTTGCTAATAGAAGTCTTTCCGCCAGCAGCAGTCCTACTTCCAGATACTCCATTATTACCATTACGTCCGCTTTGTCCTTCAAGCGTTCTGCTTCCTTGTCCATTGCTTCCGCTGGATTCTTCGCTTGAAGAAGTTGTCCGAATTTCGTTTTCGGCTCTCCTGCTTCCAGTATCATTGCTAGATAATTTGCCGGTAATGTCAATACCATTATTGTTGCCCCCTTCGTTAGTATTGCCTTTATTAGATTGTACCACGTCTTGAGAATTATCGGAAGCTTTTAGCTTATCATAAGCCTTTTCAATAATTGATTCGGACTCAAGAAATTCGTCTGCAATTTCTGGATTGTTTAAAAGCTTTGTGTAAGCAGGATTCTCATCTACGTGCTCAGCAAGGTAATCGTCAACAGCATCTCTATAGGCAAGTACAAAGTCGCCGATACTGTTATTCTTCGCTTGAGCCTTTAGCTTGTCGGATTTTAAAAGCTCTTTGCTAACAGTTTCCAGCGCTTCTTTTTGAGCTTTTTCTTTCTCTACATCATCGGCAGATTTAAGCTCATACTGTTGCACATCCGTGTCATTCAGTTGTCTATCATAGTATATTGCGCCATAACGTCCGCCTTTATCCTCAGCGTCAACACGAATAAAGCCTTTAGGTACTGCGCCAATATCAGCAGGCCTTGCGTTCAGATAATATTTATATTCCTGTTTGCCTTGCTGCTTTTTGGCTTTCGATGTTTTTTTAGCGTGATCTTTTGCGTTGTGCTCATCTACAATTTTATGATATTCGTCAAAAAACGGAATAATAGAATCTCTGAATTCTTGCCGCATTTGTGCTTGCTGTTCTTCTTTATCCTTGCCAACAAGTTTTCCCAACAAATTATTCAATCTGTCTAACGATGAACTTATTTGTTGAAAATAAGCATCAGCCTCAGATAAATTGCCTTGCTGCGTTGCTTGGCGATACTTCTTTAGAATTTTATTTAATTGTTCAAACTCAAGAATATAGTTATTCCAAAAATCTACAGTTTCGTATGTATAGTCCGACTTCGGGAAATGCGCTTTGAAAAACTCAGCAAATTTTTTTGCGGCTGGTTGCAATATACCGTCTACATCAGGCATCGTCGCCAATCGTTCTTTATTTATTTTTATATCTTCCTTTGAATAGTTTTTGTATTTATCAATTTGCTGACTCTTATCTTCCGACATTTCCTCAGTAGGTTTATAGCCTAACTGCTCTGCAACGTCCAATGCCTTTTCGGTTTTGCGTGCCTGCCATACTTGCTTATCGCTTTTCCATTTATAGCCTGCTCTGCCCATAATGCCGCCAGTGCCTTTGCCCTGTGCGCCGTTAAACTTGACTTGAATGATGTTAGAGTTATCGCCTACGATTGATACATCAACGGTAGTGCCTTTTGGTAAGTTTAGTTTTTTGACATTCTCCGCGGGTTGTGCTATACTTTGGTTACCGGACGGGTCTAGGCTGGCATTAGCCGTAGAAGCCTGTTGGTCGGACGAGGGGCGCGAATGCCCGGTCAGTCCCTCCCAAATATATAAGACTTCATCAGCACCGCTTACGTGTTTCTTAAATTCACGTAGAGCGGCTTTTTTGTCGCCTTTTTTGTTGGCAGTCAGCATAGATGTAACTACTCTGCCGTCCTGTCCTTCCTCTACACCGATAATCAGCCCGTTAGTCATACTGTTTGCGCCACGATAAACAGATAAATACATCTTGCGTCCGTTAGCTTGTCTAATGATAGCCCAAGGCTTTTGAATGGTTTTATCCGACAGAAGAACTCCTAGAACGCGTTGCACTCTAATATCTTCAACCAGTTTGCCCATTCCTGCAATTAAATGCAGTGCGTAATCTTCGATACTTTCAGTGTTTCCGGGCGCAAAATAAATTTTATTGCCTAGCGGGTCGGTAAAAATTTTACCTAACTTGCTTTTGATATTATCAATGGCAATTTTATACAACTCTTCTTTGCTTTTGCCTACAATCATTTTGTTAATATTCGTAGGTTCTGCAAGACCGTCGAATACTTCTGTATCACTAATAGCTTCAAGCACTTCTTGAACTTTCGCTTTATCAATGCCGCTAGCATTTTTGCTAACGGCTTTTTTATTTACTTCATCCTGATTAGATTCGGCAGGCTGTTTCGCTTCAGTCTTGATACTTTCGGCACTTGCAGTTTCCCCAGCGTTGCGTTTTTCTGCTCTACGTGCTTCCTCAGCTTTGTTAATGCGTTCTGCTTGCTCTTTGCCATAGTTAGGATTCTCCTTTAGTCTAAGCTCTAAACTTTCGTAGGTTTGGATATAATCGTTAATCGGGTCAAGCTGTTCATGGTTTTCTGCGACGATTGCTTCAAGCTCTTTGCCCTGTACTCCGGCATAATAACCTACATCAGCGTTTTCACCAAAAGCAACTTCCTCTGCAATGTCATACATAGCCTTCTGTGTAGGCTTTTTCTTATGCTCCTTGAAATACTTAGCATACCACGGAGAGTTATTGCTCTGACGATAAAATCTGCCACGATGCTGATTGTCAAACTCGATAATAGGAATACGTGAAACGCCATTGCCTGCACCCTCTGCCATTACATCGTAGATAGGTTGTAAATACTCCTTGCGCATATCACGGAACATATTAAGCTGTCTTCTGCAAGACTTCATCGGATGCTTCGGGTCGTCTCCCCATACAAAAGCAATAGCATCTTGCATACGTTCACGCGCGCTTTTCTTCTCTGCCCTGTCATTGATAAAGTTTCTAGCCTCAATACCAGGCTTAGGCAAATTACGGCGTGCGGCTCTATCAGTGCTTAGAAGTTGGGCTTGCGGCAAAGCGGATTCGCCGTAGCGTTCAGCATGATATTCTTTATGCTCTTTATCCCATTTGTGCTGTTCCCTAACCTTCGGCAAGGTAACTTCAAGCATATTTCGCTTGTCTAACGCTGCAGCATTTCTCTCGGTAGGTTCTACGCTCGGCTGTTCTTCCGGTTTGACTTTATCCTGTGCGGCAAGGTTGCGGCGCATAGCTCCGTCATACATACTCTGACGTTGCGGAACAAATTTAAACTTATCGGCAGTTTCGGCTTCATCAAACTTCTTAGCGGCTCTAGCGTTGATGATGTTTGCAATAGCCTGCTGCGGTCTTTGCTTTTCTGCCTGTTCTTTTGCTCTATTAGCGTAAACCTGCTGTGCTACGTCATACGGTCCTGCTGCTTTTGCGTTCAATAAGTTAGCTAAAGCCTGTGCTTGATTTTGTTTTAAATTAGCATCACGCTCTGCATTGTCCCACTGTTGAGCCGCTCTAGCATCAAGAAGTCTAGCGATATTTTGTACTTGCGCTTGCTTCTCTTGGGCTGCTTGCGCTTTTTGAGCGTTATCTACTTCTTTAGCATCCCACTTTTGAATAGCGCGTGCATTAATGACATTTGCAAGAGATTGCAGTTTGTCTTGCTTTCTGTCCTTATACTCTTGCTCTGCATTATCCCACTGCTGCGCTGCACGATTTCTAAGCACATTCAAGAAAGACTGTTGCTGTGAGTTAGCGATATTGGCAATGGCCTGTGCGCGTGCCTTGCGCTCTGCCTGTTCTTTTGCTCTTGCTTTATAAATGCGTTCCGCTGCATCCCAACTACGTGGAGAGTTTACAAACAGACTGTTGGGAGCTTTCTGCGCATTGCTGTTATCTAAACTTTGATTAAAAGAAGCGACTTCTTCGCTAGCCGGTGCCGGTTTTGCTTTCTTAACTCTTTCCCCATAAAGCAAACTGTTTCTGTCTTGCGCAGTTCCTTTATCTAAATGGCTCACGTCAAAGCCACGAACGGGGTTTAGAGAGTCTGGAATAGTATCGTCGGTATAATTACTCTCGTCAAAGTAATTCTCCTCTGTATCGTCAATTCTCGCGCTGTCAGCCACATTCCCCATTCTTCCAAGCACTTCATCTGCATACTCGTTAATGGAGGGATACTCGCCGTTGTCGCCCTGTTTGCGGTTCAACGCTTCGTCACTGTAATTCAGTGCGCCCTCACCGCCATACCATGCAATAGCTGCGCCACGTGCGCCATACTTGTCATAATACTGTCCAAGTTTAAAGCGTGCAACAATCTCTTGATTCTCCGGTGTTCTGGGAGCGTCTGCGCCTATTCCTGCTTCCTCTGCCCATGCAGGCCAGTTGCTCGGCATAATCTGATACTTGCCATAAGCGCCGGTATCGCCGTTCTCTGCGTTATAATTGCCGCCGCTTTCCTGTCCAGCGATAGCGTTAATAAAAGCTTCTCTGCCGCTTACAGTTGCTTCTGGAGTTTCTTCAATAGTGCCGCCGTCTTCGCTTGCAATTTCTTCGGCTACGTCGCTATTCTTTTTATCGAAACGGCTGCGTAAATGGCCTGCTCCGCCTGTCAGTGTGCCTAAAGCTAATGTCGGTGTAAACACGCCTACGGCCTGCGCCTTATCTTCTTCGTCCCAATCAAAAGGATTGAAGATATTGCCTAAACTGGAAATACGCTGGTCACCTAAAGCATAAGCAGAAGAACGATTCTCTGTGCCTTCTTCGTATGCTTCGTTTGCAGCATTGCCTAAAATCTTTGCGCCGCTTTCCGCTGCGCGTCTGCCTAAGCTCTTGCCTTCTGCGTTCAACAAGCCTTTAGAGATAAGGCCTTGCGCCACTTTACCGGATAAGCCTTCAGAAAGCATATAAAAAGGTAATTTGATAGCTGCATCCGTCAAGCCTGCTTTTTTAGCTTCGTCTTCAGTCATACCCTGTTGCAAGCCTTGTGCATAAGTATTACCGCCCTCGGAAATAGCCATAGGGGCAGCGCCTGCCGCACCAATCAGCGCGCCTGTACCTAAAAGACTTGTACCGCCAGTAGGAACAGCGGCGGCAACGCCTGCACCAAACAAAGCAGGAAGTGCCATAGAACCGGCAATTTGTCCTAAACCATACGCCAAGCCTTCAGGGTTTGTCAGATAGTCTAAAGACAAAGTGTCTGCTAAATCCCATTCTCTACGCTGTGCGTTATTTTTTGCCATAGCGTCCAATCCTGCCGCCAGACTGCCGTCAGTGCCAAACGCAGCCTGCCCTGCATGAAGCAAGCCTGCGCCCATGCCGCCCAAGCCTGCTTTAGCACCACGCGACAGTCCGCCAAGCCAACTATCTTCCTGCGGTTGCTGCACCGGCGCAAAGCCTTGCATGATTTGATTGTATGTGCTGTTTTGGTTCGCCAATCTGCGATTTTGTTCATCAGTTAATAACGAGTTAGCCATATTGTTGCTCCTTTGTAAATGCGGGACGATTTGTCCCGCTTAAAATTACTTTACGCCTAATCTCTGCAAAAAGGTGGTATGGTCATCATCATCAGTCAGCCAATGTAACCATGTATCATTATCTGGCTTCGGGAATAATATCTCCTGCACATCCGCTTTTTTAGAAGTGTTGCTAGGTGCGCTGCTGTTATTCGTTGAGCCGATTCCCAAGTCAGAAATAACTTTGCGATACAATCCTCCGTCGCCCATATGCTGCTTTAATTCTGCAGCAACTTTTTCTTTACTGCTGCCAGCATTTAACGCTTCGTGCGCTGCCGTCATTGCATCATTATAGTTATTCCAATCCGGGTCACGGTTAGCAAATGCACTTCCGCCGCCGTTTTCACCGCCAAGCAGTGAATATGCCTGCGCTAAAATCTGTTGCCCTTGTCTTTGTAATGCCGGATTATCACTTGCTATCGCAGAATTGCCAAGCTCAATAAGTGTTTTTATATCACTCATTTTCAAGCCAGCTCTTCCGCCGGTTCTGCTTGCATTAATAAGAGATTGACGATAAGCAGCCGTTACTTTTGCACGCTCCATAGCCAACTGATTGGCAAGCACCGTATCTTCCACTTTCCACTTATGTTGTTGCTCTGCGTTTTCACGTTGAGTTTTGACTTGCTTGTCATACCTCTTGTCAGCAACTCTTTCGCTATACAACGCTTGCGGACCTATCATTTGGCTTGCGTAAGTCTTATAAGTATCGGGAGAATACTGTTTAAGTGTTTCAAGTTCTGCCATAGCCTGCATAAAAGAAACTGCGTCCGGATCATGGTGAACGGAATATAAATTGCCGTCCTCGCCTTTCTCCACAGTATCATAGCCATAGAACATCTTCTTTCGGATAGACGGAAGAAGAACCGCGTCTGCTCTCTTTGCAATGTCGCTTTTAACTTCTCCGACCTTTTCATCGATAACATCTTTAGCAAGTCCTGCTTTTCTCAACGCCTTGCGCACGTTATCTTCGGTATAATCTGGATTCCAATTATACGCCGCCTGTGCCGTTGGGTTGCTAGCAAGTACAGTTTGAGCTTCTTTTTCTTTATTTAATGCGTTCTGATTTGCCTGTAAAGCCTTGTTAATTGAATATTCCTTGCCGCCTGCGCCCTTTAATTGGTCAAGCGGCGAGGGAACGCTAAGCTTATATGGGTCTTGCTGCTCTGCCATTTGTGCGCCCATTCCCATAAAATCAATGCTAGGCTGATTAAGTTGTCCCATCCCTGTCGCCTGCGTTGCACCCTGCGCTCCTGCCTGCTGTGCTATTTTGTTGGTTATAACCTGCACTGCATCCTCATCGCTTATGCCTGCTCTACGAGCGTCAGCAATACGCTGAATTGCACGTTGGTTCTGCATCTGCTCAATAATATCATCAGCTTTTGCGCCTTGCCGCTTTTTGGCATTTGCCGCCCACATATTGCCGTATGCGTCACCTAGCATCATGCCAATTTGAAAAGCGGGGTCTATATAATTACTTGCCATATATATTCACCGCCTTATTTTTTACCGCCACCAAGATAATTCCAGAAGCCGGAATTGCCAGCTAAGCCAGTAGCCGCACCGCCAAGGAATGAGCCTAAACCGCCACCGTTATTCTTCGTAGTAGTCGTACCATACTTGCCTGCGATACTGCCAAGCGTGCCGGAGTTTGCGCTGTCCAAACCAAGGGACAACTGCCACATCTGTTTAGGAATGTTGATAGCTGCGTCCTGCGCACCGGCAGCCGTAGTAATTCCCTGTCCGGCATTGCTAATCTGGTCATTATACAAGTTGCCCAAGGTCTGAATGTTGTTGTTGAACTGATTAGCCATAGTGTTAGCTACGTTCTGGCTAATGTCATTCATGCCTTGATTGGTCAAACTGCTGTTGATAACATTTTTGTTACCCAAATCATTAAGTAGTTTGCCTACACTGTTCTGTACGCCGCTCTGCACGGCTGCCGTCATATTGTCTTTGTATACCTGCGGTAATTGTCCTTGAGCAAGATTGCCAAGTCCTTGCTGTGCATTGCTGATTTGCTGCTGCGCGTTCTTGTTGGCAGTGTTGAAATCATATTGTGTATCAGCAAAACTGTTCCACAAAATATCACCGGCGCGCTTGTTAAGCTGAATCATGTTAGGGTAAATCTCGTCAAGATACCCCATTTGCTTAACTAAAAGCTGGCGTTCTTCCGGGGACATTGTATAAGTAGTTGTGCTGCCACCCTTACCTTTGAACATTTGCAGGTCGAAATAAAACTTTTTCATTTGTTAACCTCGCTAACAACGTAATAAGCATTACATTGTTTATCCTCGTCCCACCATGCAGGCCAACAATAAAAGGACTTCCCTAAATGGTTAAGCCCCTCAATCTTGTAACCGTTGTGCCGTTCCGGTTGGACAATTTTTGATTGTATTTTAAACTTCAGTAATCGTAAATAAGGCAAGATGTGTCTTGTACAAATAGTAACCATGCGCGGTATATTATATTCCCTGCAAACGTGCACTCCCATATCGTACCAGTACTTGCCGTCCCCGCAACATTCATATACGTACATCACTGAATGGTCCGCCGCTACCCAATACTGTGCGAATCCTTTTTCTTCATCGAACAGTGTAGTGTAGAACGGAGGGCAGTAATGTTCGTCCCCTGTCTTTTCTTCGTATAGTTTTACCCATTCTTCAAACGTCATATCACTTCACCACGCTATACAAGATAATTGTAGTGATAGTGTGCTGACTGTTAGAAGTCAGTGTCAACTGTAATTCACTGAGAGTATCATACAAGTATTTTATTCTGTGCGACTTCTTCAGCAGATGCTTCCAACTTTGTTTTCCTGCCGTCAGATTGACTACTCCACCTGCTTCTCCCTCAATGGTAATGTTGTATTTTCGTGTGTAAAATGCAACTTCCGTTGTGACTTTGCGCGTGATCAGTTTCGTTTCAATCGGCTTTCCGTTGTCTGTTGTCAAGTCAAAGCTCCAACGATACAAGGAGTTGCCACTCAGCAGGATAACGCCGTTAGAAGTTTCCGCAACATCATCAACAGCAAACGGAAATTCAAGCTCAAAGCCTGCGTCCATGTTGTATTGATAGATGAACACCTTCTGCCTGTTCCTTGCGTCTGGAATAATCACCAGCTGTCTTTTGCTTACGATGTTCCAACACATAGGCTTGTATACTACTTCTGTCAGCAGTTTGTTAAACTTATAGCCTATTTCGTTCATCGTGAAGTTGCCGTAGGTCTGTACTGTGTCAACGCTTCGTATTCCGTTGGCTGTGATAAACGCTACACTGTTGCCGACAATCTCAATAGAACGCTGCATATCCTGCGCATAGCTTTTTTCGCCAACCTGCGATACTGTCCAGCTCGGGTATTCGTTTGACACACTGTAAATTCTGCCGTTGGTCTTGAAAACTAGCAAGTCATTAGCCATTGGCTTGCAAGTGATGATATCGCCATCGTCCTTGTAGCCGACCTCTAACCATTTACTTGATGAATCTACATTGCTGTCCTCTTTCCATGCGTTCTCGCTTTTTGCGTCACCTGTCGCAGAGTAGTATAAATTATCATCGCCCCTGTGCGTCACGACAAGCCTGCCAAAGCGTTCAAATACGTTGTCGCATAGTTTACTACTCTCGATTGTTTTAAGCTCCTCATAATCGTAATATTGGAGCTTATCGCCGCTTGCGATATATACGCAGTTATCGTACTTGCAGCATATTGGCCTGTCTGCGCCTGTCAGCACTCCTAAGAGTTTTGGTGTGTCATTCAAGTATGTTATGTAGACGTTGCCTTTCTTCTTCTCTGTTCCCTCGCAGAAAAGGATATACGCTTCTGTTGCCGCGTCATAGAAGAAACTTTCGATAACGTCTTCGCCTTCCAACGTGACTAGCGGAGCAGACGTGCCGCCCCTCGTCCTAAGCCTGTTGTAATCATACTCATAGTTAAGTATAAGCTCTGCTTCATTCTCTGCGATTTGTTCCGGCGGCTGTGCTACATTAACGCCGCCGGAGTAGTCGCTGAAATTAAAAGCAGTCAACTGTTCCTGTCTTTCTATCGGCATAATCTCACCTACATTGTAATCTTCTCAATATCAGTTTTGTTCTGTGCCGCTTCTACTTGTTCTTTCGCCTTGCGGTAGGCTGTGTGCAAGGCATTACTACGTACCGCCACGGCAGCAATAACCATACGCAGGTCATTAGCTGTAACCTTAACATCTTGATTATCTGCCGTAGTCCAATCAATGGACGCATCCTCGCCTTGTAAAGACAAAGCGATAATAGCCGCATTTATGCGGTCTCTAGCTTTGTCATCGTAGTCAAAGCTATGACCGTTGTATTCGATTGGCTCGACCTCGGCAGTGTCACGCTGACGCTTTAACATCAAGATTTTGCGTTGCTTTACGTTTTCTAACGGCTCTTCCTCATGCGCAACAGTTACCCCTAATTCTGCTAAGGCTTCGTCAGAAATCGACAAAGGGATAAACACGCCGTCTTTACCTAACGCCTCTGAAAGCTCATATAAGCTAGGGTAGGCCTGTTCTTTATATGTATAAGTTGTATTCATTAAATCACCGCCTTAGTTAAATACTATTTCGACTTTAAATTTCTTGCCTACATTTGCGGCAGTAAACATGCTTGATATATTTGACGGCACACGTTGCACATAGGTGTAGAAGCCTGTTGCAGCACTTTGATACGAAATTTTGCCTACTGTCAAATTAGCAGTTACACCTGTTTCAAGCGGAGTGATATTAAGACTTATGTTACGGCTTCCACTTGTTATACCTTCTTCCTTAAAAGCAACATCTAACCATCCAGCATAATAATTCAGCATAACAAGAGTAACGGCTCTACCGTCATGTGTAACATTGCCTGTAACTTCACCATAGTAACCACTGTTGGCGTTATATCCATATTGACCACTTTTAGTTCCCATAGTCATGATGAATACATTCTCATCAACTGCACCACTTTCAACATGTTTTACCATAAATAGACGATTAAGTCCCATATTACATCACCTCTATGATAACTTAGATGCTTGTACGATGCTTGTTTTGTTACCGCTATTATCTAATGTTATAAAGATATTAAGTAATAAACCTGCACTCGTAATCGCTAAATCAGATGAGTTACCAGTGTATTTTAGTGTGCCACCATTAGTTATAGTTAGAGGATAATCAGCATTAGCTTTAATGTATGCAGTAAAGACTAATGATTGTCCTCTGCTTAATAGATGTGAGAAGTTTGTTAAATCTAAAGTAAAGCTACCTGTTGCATTGTAAACAGCCGTAACACTAGAAGGGTTTACAGAATTTCCATTAGTGTAAGCAGTTGTATATTTTTCTACACCCAACAAGGCTAAATCAAATGACTGCTGAGCAGTCCACACATTCTGCGTAGACGTGCTTACTCCACCACCACCGCTAACAGTAATGGTTACATTACCATTTGAATCGGGTTTAGTGTTGTTTACGCTTTTAACATACCCAACAAGTGATTGATGTTGCGTCAGATAACCTGCGTCATTGGTAAATGATGATACGTTTGTAGGGATAGCTTTCTGTACAAACTCTGTGGTCGCAATCTGTGTATTGTTTGTTCCTGCGGTCGCAGTTGGTGCGGTCGGTGTGCCTGTTAGTCGCGCCCCGCCATTCCAGCCGTTTCCGTTGATGTTGCCGATTAAAACCGCCCCGGACTTTGTACCTGTTGTGCATTTATAAAAGTTCCAGCTCGGGTCGTATTCATAAAAATCCACGCTATCATGACCAGAATAGCCAAAATCTATAGCATGGAAATAGGTGTTAGCATCGCCCTCGCCGCGGAATTTGCGGCATTGGAAATAGTTAGCTGCCCCTGTACCAGTCTGGAAGTTTGACGCTGTGATGCCGCCAGTGACAGTGCCGCCCGTCAATGGCAGGTAATTACCTGTTGCACCGCTGCCTTGCTCACCTTTATCACCTTTCGCACCTTGCGGAATAGTAAAGTCCAACACTGCCGCTGATGTAGTACCACTATTAACTACCTTGGCTGCCGTACCTGCCGCGCCTGTGGTAACAGTGCCGACTTTGATAGTAGCCGCCGTACCTGCTGCACCTGTAGCACCTTGCTTTCCCTGTGGGCCTTGGATGCCTTGCAGACCTTGTTCACCCTGTTGGCCTTGGTCGCCTTTATCGCCTTTAGGAATTACGAAATTCAAAATGGCTTCTGATGTTGTGCCGCTGTTGGTAATAGATACCGCCGAACCAGCACTGCCTGTGCTGACAGTGCCCACCTTGATTGTGGCAGCTGTGCCTACTGCGCCGTCATTACCTTTAGGGCCTTGCAGACCTTGCGGCCCTCTCTCGCCCGTTGCGCCTTGTAAACCAGTGTCACCTTTGTCACCCTTTGGGCCTTTCAGTGCGGCCAACTGCTCCTGCGTGAAATCCGCATAAGTGAAAGCGTCACCTTTATCACCTTTAGCTCCCTGTGGGCCTGTTGCACCTCTAGCACCTGTTGCGCCCTTCTCGCCCGGAACGCCGCGTAAACCTTGTAGGCCTGTATCACCCTTATCACCTTTAGGGCCTTGGATGTTGCCGCAGTCAATCCATTCTGTGCCACTCCACGCATAGAGGTTAACGCCAACCATGTAAGCATCGCCTTCGTTGCCTTTCGGGTGTGCCGCGATTAAAGCGGACAGCGAATCATATCTGCCCTTAATGGTAACGCCTGTGCCTTGTTCGCCTTTGTCACCCTTCGGGCCTTGCGGGCCTGTTGCTCCCTGTGGGCCTCTCTCGCCTTGCGGGCCTGTCGCACCTGTTGCGCCTTGCAGACCACGCAGACCACGTTCGCCTTGTGGGCCTTGTAAACCTGTGTCACCCTTAGGGCCTTGCTCACCTCGCGGGCCTTGCAGACCAGTATCGCCTTTAGGGCCTTTTAAAGCAGCCAACTGTGCCGAAGTGAAGTCGGTGTATTTGAAAGGTTCGCCCTTGTCGCCTTTTTCGCCGCGCAGGCCTTGCAAGCCTTGCGGACCTTGCTCACCACGTTCACCTCTGGCACCTGTTTCGCCCTTAACGCCTTGCTCGCCCTTTTCGCCACGTTCACCTTTTACACTTACTGGAGCAGGATTAGCAAGACCAGCTTTGTTCGTCCATGTCATTACGCCGTCTTGGCTCACGGACGGGATAAAGACGTTCACGGACTCGCTGTACTCTTTAGCCTTATCAGCGTACCCTTTGGCGGCTTTCTCGCTCGTAGCGGCGTTACGTGCGCTCTCAACAGCCTTATCTACTTCTATGCCTACGTTAGCTACCTTGTCTGCGTACTCTTTCACCTGCGCCAACGTGTCGACAAGAAATGTGTTAGTCAGTCTTGTTTCTGAACCTGTTGGGTTCTCTTCAAACTCGTTGCTACTGACCCGCACCGCCTTGTCACTCGTTGTTGCGATAACCTCGCCTTCGTTTGCCTTGCCTACTACTGTGAGCTGAAACTGTCCCGATGTTCTCGCACACTCGTAGGGAACGATGCATTTGCCGTCTACAATAGCGACTTCGTATGTCTTGTTGTCCCTTGCAAACAACGCCCATTTGTCGATTCCGGCCCAATCGTCGGAGAACGTGAACAGCAACTGTACGAAGTTCTTGCTTCCCTCTGTTACGTATGCGTCCGACGTTCTTGTAAGACGCATACCGTCAATTTCAAATTCTATCTGCATTGTTTCACCTCGATAAACCTTATGTATAATACTATGTAGCCTGCGTTAATTGGGCGGATAAGTTTTCGGCATATGGGATACATCCACAACTACGACGCTGCAAACTGCGCTGATTCCAGTAAGATACGAAGCGTAAGTTTCGTCCCGCCTATCAGCCATAATCAGCGGTTTAGCCTGCAATACATTGTTTTTGTTTTGGTATCCGTAGGTAAGTATCCCGGGTGGATATTGCGAATAATTTAAAAATATAATTCCCGCGGCGTTTGCACAACAAATAATAGCCATATCATCAGTCCCAACTATTATTTGTTGCGGTGCAGTGTTAAATTTTTCCCAATAGTCAAAAGTTGTAAGGTCGGTAATAAAATTCCAGCTAGTCTTTACATTCAAGAGAAAATCTGAACCCTTGAACACTAACTCGCCATCTGCATTAAAAACCTGTATTCCAGGAACATTATCTATTTCTCTGCTTTCACCAAAAACAAATACATCCATTTCTGATGTATAAATTTTCAAATCCGCTTCGTTAGAAGTGGTCATTACGATTATGTTTACCACTGACTCTGATGGTTGCTCTGTAAAAAATATAAATCTGTCATCGTTAGGCGGCTTGACGGCAACAAGATACTCGGAGCTGGTAAGCGTTATAGAGTATTTAGCTAGCATGGATACAGCTATCCACTTTTGGTCGTTATAACCGCTCCATTCAAAACTTTTTGTCGTTTTTTTGCTTGCGACACTGGCTATGTTCCCGCACCTGCTGAGACATAACATTTTGTCTGTATCGTTTATAGTAGTCTTTTGATTATTATTTGCTTCAAAGTATGTTGTCATTTTCAATAAACTCCATAAATGAACTTATTGTTTCTCTTCATAAGGTTGTACGAACTGCCATATTCCCACGCTAACTTGCTTCCGTTGCAAGTAAACACCGGCGAGTCTACCCCTCCCAAATAATCTGATGGAAGAATTTCGTGAGATGTTATTACAACCCAAACACTGTGCCCAATTAATCTATCATCACTTAAACTGCCATTTGTCCCGTTGGTTTCGCCACGTCCTAGCATCCTTGTAGTGTTATACGTCGAATCAAAGATTACTTTGCCGTCTGCATTAAAAATTTGTAAACCTGTACCCACTTTATCATTCCTTTTTTTCCTTTGCCAGACAACGCCACAAATAGCAATCGCTATCAATATACCGACATACATCATGACCATACCCCCATTCTTACACGCAACACATTATTTTCATCATACACTTCAATAAGGTTATCTTTAATAACGGTTCTCGCTCCTGTATCAGCCGTTTTCAATTCGCCAATCCTAGCGGTGATAGCAGATAACGTGTTAACGTCAATCTTATCTGCCGTCACAGCTCCTGCTTGAATCTTGTCAGCCGTTACAGCTCCTGCTTGAATCTGAAAAGACGTAACCGCATTAGAAGCAATATTGCTAGAAGTTATTGTGTTTGCCGCTATCTTGTTACCGATAACGCTTCCTGCCTGTATAGCATCAGAAGTTACACTGTCGGCGGCGAGCTTCTCGGCTGTGATAGCTCCTGCTTCAATTTTATCAGCCGTTACTGCACCTGCTTGAATCTTAGTAGACGTGATAGCATTAGCCTGTATCTTAGCGGATGACACGGAGTTAGCCTTTAAGTGTTCCAGTGCGATACTTTCAGCGGCTATCATGCCGCCTACGATAACATTCTTGTCAAAGACTGTATCACCTGTGATATGCACCTTTTTGCCGTCGATAACAATGCCTTCGGTTGATACGTTGATAGCATTAATAACGCCGTCTTTCTTGACGCACAGCAGAATATCGTCTTGCAGTTGGTTGATAGACGAGTAATTGCAGTCGGCAGGTTTTTTGTTTAACTCTGTAACCACGCTTGTAATACTGTTAGCGTTCTGTACAATCGCTGAACCTTGGCTATTAATCTGCGAACCTTGCTTGTCAACCTTTGTAACGATGCTAGTAATATTGTCAGCGTTGGCTTGAATTGATGCCTTGTTGCCTTTCACATCCTCTACAATAGCGGTAATGCTCTTGGCGTTCTGCTCGATAGCAGAAGCGTTGCCCTTAACATCCATAGCGATTGTAGATATGCTGTTGGCGTTCTGTTGAATAGCCGTGCCGTGGGTTTTTAGCGTACCCTCGGCATCATCTACACGCTTAACCACGCTTGTGATAGAATCTGCGTTCTGCTGAATAGAAGAAGTGTTAGTGCTGATTGTACCCTCGTTGACTGTTACTCTTTTGGCTAGTGCCGTAATATCAGCAGCAGTCTGCACGATAGCAGTACCCTGTGTGGTTACTGTACCCTCTATGCCGTCTACCTTTTCATTCAAGCCGTTTACTTTAGTCATAACGCTTGAAATACTGTCAGTGTTCTGATGTATACCATTGGCGTTAGCGTCAATCAGCTTGTTGGCCTCGTTAATGGCCGTGGTATTATCGGTAATCAGTTTTTTAAGTGCATCGTTAATGCTAGGCTGATTGTTGGCCTTGTCGATAGCATCCTGCGTAAACTTATCAAACTTGGTGTAGTCAATCGTAGGAACTTGGCCTATATCAATGCCAGCTTTGCAGTCTGCTTCGCTCGTATCGCTCCATTCGCCGTCACCCAACGGGTCTACAAAGCAATACTTGACAGTGATATGCCCGATGAAGAAAAAGTAGATATATTCGCTGTTGACTGTAAAGAAATCATCCTCAACAGTTTCTTTGCTGTCCTTAGTCTTGATGTGAATCTTGTAGCCTGTTGCGCCCAGCGGCAAGCCTTGCATTTTAATGCGCACGCCGTCAATCGTGCTTGTAAGCTGCGGGGCAGTCGGCTTCTGCGGTAATGCTTTGCTGAACTCATGGACTGCGGGTTCACTGTACTCACCGAATATATTTCGGATGTACAGATAAGCTGTGCCGCTTCTGACTCCGGGATTGGCTCTGCTCCACGTTTCTCGTGTGCTGTCTAGCCGCTTGTCATTCCAAACACCAGGGTTCTGGTCTAACCTCAATTCAAAGAAGTCTATGTATTCGTTAGGCTCAAACTGCCATTTCCACAACGGGCCTTTCTCGTCCCACGTCAACACAAACTGCGTCGGTGGATTCGGGATATATTGGCTGCCTTGGATTTTGATGCTAGCTTGCGGAGCCGTGTCAAAGTCTGCCGTATTTCCCTTGGTGTTTACTGCTACTACCTTGATATAGTACGTCAATCCTGTTGTAGCACCGCTGTAAACAAACTGCGTACCGCTGCTCTCTCCTGCTTTCTCCCATGCCTTATCCTGCGACGTTCTGAACCATACCTCAGCTTTAGCATAGTTGGTTACAGTAGTCTTGACCCATGACACCTGTATAGAGTTGATACGAACGCCGTCATTGATTGAATGTAGCTCCAATAACTGTACGCTGCTGACGTGTCCGGGTTTTTCGCCTGCACTTGATGTGTTATCGTCAATCTTTTTGTTTAGATCTTCTTTGTACTTTATTAACGCTTTTTTCAGTGCTGCTACAAAAGGCTTGCCATCACCGCTTACGTTGTTTGGTATATGTTGTATGAGCTTATCAACGTCCATCAGTAATACCCTCTTACAAAGTTGTCCTCGCTGTTATTCGTACATCTGATAAGGTTCTCCACCTGCTCTGCTACGTTTGTCATTATCTGCATCTCCTGCGACATTTGGAACATATCGCCCATGCCTGCACGGACTGCAGCATATTCAAAGATAGCTGTGTCAAAGTCATTATTGTATGGCGTAGAGTCTGCCAACGTCAGCTCCGGCTGTTGTTTGATGCCTATAACCTCATATGTGCAAGGTTCTTCCGGCAAAGGAAAGAACAGTATCTTGCTTCTGTTTAACAGACAGTAGCAGTCTATTCGCCCGATGTTGGTTGAATCGTCAATAGCGTTAATGTTTGTCATGCGCACCTTTTTTCCATTGACACGCACGTCGACTAGCTGTTGGATGCTGCCAGACAGTTTAACTTCATTCTGCCCCTTGCCTAACGTGCCACTAGCTAAAGTAGTAGCGATAAATTCGGGATTGACCGGCAGAATGATACGTCTGATAAACGCTACGCCGTCGCTGATGTAGTCCAATAGCTCCTCATCAGTAAAACTGTTCTCGTCCTCATCCTTCATCGTTCGCCGCAGTCTTGCGATTAATGATTTAATCTCAATCATAATTTAAACTCCATAAAGAACAAAAAAGGGCAGGGAATGTATCCCCGCCCTTATGCGATTAGTCATTTGCAGAAGAAGTGATAATTTGTACAACGCCAAAGTCTTTTTCGTTGAATTTAGACTTGCCAAAGCCCATAATACCGCCAACAGCAAAGCCAACCTTGTTTTCGTAGTCGAAAGATTTCTCTTTCCAGAACGGTTCTTTACCGATTGCCTGTACGCCAGCTTGGCAGCCTAACAGCAAAGCATGGCCAACCATAGCTTTAGAAGCGCCAGTCTGAGTACGCTGCAAATTCTCGTACTCATGCAGTACTACGCCGTCCCATACGCCCAGCATACCGCTGAACAACGGGTTTTCAATGCCACGCTCAGCGCAGTTATACTGAGCTTGCAGCCATTTAGTGTCTTTCTTCAAGTCACGTGCTTGGTACGGGTCAACCAGCAGAATGTAGTATTCCTTGCCGTTAACCTTCGGGCGGCGAATCTTAGGAGACATGGTTTTAGCCTTACGCGCTGCCGCAGAGATAAGGTCGGTAGTCAGCAGGTCGGTAGCAGTGATAGTGCCCTCCGCAGTGTTGGAACCTGCATACATAGCATGGCTGGTAGTCGGAGAAGCAGTCAACGCTTTCACGATTTGGTTCTCGATGTACTCAGTCAGCCAGGTCTTCAAGCCGTCTTTCGCTGCGGTGCGCAGGTCAAGAATAGTTTTCTGCTCTTCCATTGCGCCCTCTAAGCGTACAGCATGACGGAATTGGTTAATGGTTACACTGTAATCGTAGAATTGCAGTGCTTCTTCATTACCTTCCAACATTGCATCGCCCATAATCGGGTCGCCGGTAAGACGCATCATCAACGGGATAGTAATTTGGTCGCCCTTCTCTTTAGACAGTTGAGTAACCTTTTGAATGATAGAATCGGTAGAAGTACCGGTGAATTTAGCAAAGAAGTTGTCGCGCTGTGCTTCTTTCCAAAGTTGCGCTGCCCATACTTTCTTTACAAGGTTTGCCGGAACTTTAGTGTCGGCAAACATCTGCAAATAAAACTCGAATTTCATTTATTAGTCCTTTCCGCGGACTTTATTCCTCATAATCACCGGGAGCAATTTGCTGTCCCATAATGCGCTTTAACACATTTGGTGGGATTTCGTCCATTCTGCCGCTATTGATGTAGTCGGTAATGGTTGGTGTATCCCATACAATATCGCCTTTAGTGCTGCCACCAACTTCGGGAGCAGTAGGAAGTTTTGCCGCTTCTTGAATTTTTTTGTTTGTTTTCGGCTTGGCAGGAGTATTATCTGTCCCCCAGCCGTCGCCAAGAACTGTGTCCATAAAGTCTTTGACAAAGAAGTAGTCTTGTGATGTTCCTTTTCCCTGATCTAAACGGTCGATAGCTCCTTGAGCTGCCATAAGAAAGCGTTGGCCACGGCTTTGTGCTGCCTTGCATACCTTAGCCCACTTCGCTTCGTACTCCGGGTCTGCAAGAAACTTCTCGCAACGGCTCTTGTATTCGGCGGTAGTTGACTGAACATCAGCAATGTATGCACGCTGTTTTTGCACATACCCAGTAACTTCTTTTCTAACCTCGCCCATATATTGAGTAGTCAAAGCGTCGTAGGAGTCTTTGATGCTCGGGTCGTCGCTATACTCAATGTTCTCAACATCTTCTTCGGACAAATTGAGCTGTTTAGCGGCTCTGCGGCGTGCTTCTGCGGTCATAAGCTTAATCTGCTCTGCGGTAAAATCGCCTACTGCCTGCGGCGGTTCAGCAGGTGCAGGGGATTCCTGCTGTTCTTGCTGCGGTGCGGCGGCGTTCTTATACTTAGCCAGCTCTGCTTCTAACTCGCGTTGACGCGCTTCTGCGGCCTTCATGCGCTCATTTACGCCTTTGAATCGGTTATACGGGACATTGGACCCCTCGGGAACTTCCTCTTCTTCCTCAGTCTGTTGTTCGGTCGGCTCTACATCTTTGTTGTCGCTGTGATGGTCAGCGTGAGCTTCCTCTTGCTGTTCCGGCTGCTCCGCAGGCTCTTCCTGCGGCAGCTCGTCTTTGAATTGCTCCAAAACATCAGCATCAATACCGGGAATATCGTCATTAAACATCTGGAAGTTAAAAGTAAACAACATATCAATTACTCCTTTACGTTTTACGCCCGTCGGCTAAATGCGCCCATATCGTCGGCGGCACGAATATAAGAAAAGCGATTGTGATTACAAAACTTGTAACGCCTTGTAAATCTCAATCGCTTTTTCAATCTGTTTAATTTTTAAGTCACCTGCGCCATCGCCGCTAGCTTCAAGCAGTGCTAATGCTTTGTCAATCAAAGCTTGGTCAAGCTTCTTCATGGCCTTGTCTGCGGCTTGGGAACGTTCTAACATCATAAATGTATGACGTTCGTAAGGGGATGCATTGACTGAAAGCGCTGATATGTCTGCATCCAAAAGCTCCTGCTCTTCGGTTTTCTTTCTGACTGCTACCATTGTTTATACCTCCTATAATACTGGCTTATTCGCTTCAACCAAACCATTCATAGCGGCCTGCGTCAAAGGTGACTGCGCCGCCTGTGTAGGCTGTTGCGGCATTTGTTGCATCTGCGGTAATTGTTGTGGCATACCTCCTTGCTGTCCCATGTTAGGCATACCGCCCATACCCATGCTCTGCGCCATTTGCTGAATACTCCATTGCAGGAACGCGTCTGCGTACTGCTGCGGTAAAATACCTGCCTGCGCCGCGAGTTGCAGCTGCAAAGGTAATTGCAGGTCTTTGTAAGCGATGCTACGAGAGAGTCGCTTCTGCTTCTCCAGCTCCATTTGAGCCTGCATCTGCTGTTGCTGTGCCTGCGCCTGTTCTTCCTGCTGGCTTTTCAGTCGACGCTTAATTTCTGCTTTCTGCGGAATATCCGATAGGTCAATCAGAATATCCATGATCATGTTGCCTTGAATACCCAACTTGCCGCAAGCATCGACTAAGCTCCAGAACTGAGCTGTGCGCTGTGTCGATGTAGCAGGTGTATCAGCAATGACAATATCAAACTCGCCTACGGATAAGTCATTGAGCGTCTTGGTAATCGTCTGAATCATGCCTGTTTGTGGATTGACCTGCTGCTGCTGAACCTGTTGATTAACAGTAACAATCTGCGGTTCTCCGTTCTCGCCTACAATTCGGAACGTCTTTTGCTCCGTGTAAAACTGAGGGATGATTCCAGGCGCGCCACGTTTTCCCCATAACATATCTACAATCAGCTCTTTAGCCATACGCAGGTTATCAAACAAGCCTGCTATATGAGTAATGGCTTGCTTCTGCTTAAGCTCAATAGCACGGCCAGACTGTGAATTGCTTATGTCTGTACCCATTAAAGCTTCGTTGATACCGCTGATGCTAGGCATTTCGTTCATCGCTTCCTGCGACGCGTTAATGATGTTAGACGGTGGCGCTTGCGGTTCAAGTCTTTGCAATTTCTGCATGGATAATGCGCCGGGATTGACTTTAAGCAATGCGCCCGGTGTAGAAGCATTACGCTTAAACGATGCTTCCTGCTGCGGTGACATTGCGCCCTCTTCCGAAATCCAGCCGCCGTTAGACTGTGTGTTAAGGATATGCAGCTCTTGACTGCGGCGCTTGTTTATCTCGCGTTGCGGGTCTTTAAGGTCACGCACAACGCCGGAGGGGATATCGTCCTCGCCTTGATAATAGCAGATGAAAGGCACAAACGGGATAAATCCATGCTTGTACGGAGATTGAATATCCTCTAAGACAACATTGTCAAAGAATGCTAACATACGAATCTCCGTGGTAGTCACTGTCTGCTGCCGAAGAATCATGCCTAAAGCTATCATATCTTCGGTGACTTGCTCCACCAATTCGCCGCTCTTTAGGATAAACAACTGCTTCTGAACGGCTTTCTTGTACCAACATTCAGCGAAACGAATCTTCTTAGTTTCGTGGGAATACCATAATTCGTTATACTTTTTATCGTTTTCAGTTTCTTCCGTCATATATGCGGCAGTCTGAGCATTGATCTCATCTGCCTGCTGCGGATATTTGGCGGCCAACTCGTCTTTGTCTACCCACCGGGCACGGATAACATACTTCATGTCGCGCATATGCTTGTCCCGGCTCTCCGGGTCGGCGTAAATGTCAAAAGGCGACACACGTCGGATAAACGCGTCGCCGTCCTGCGCAAGCCAGTCGAATTTATATCCGACCTCGAACCAGCCAATACCAGTAACAACGCCGTCATTAAAGACGTCGCTCTCTTCGTAATTGTAGTGACTTCTGTCCATTATGTACTTCGTCACGCCCTTGCGGAGCTGCGCCTGCTCATCATCATCGTTTGTGCGTGGCAGGAAGTCAATATCATAGCGGTTAAGGCGCTGATAACCACTTAACGCATTGATTAGCGGCTTGATGCGGTTAATGGTAATCGCAGGCCGCTTAGCATCTTCAAGCGTTTTCTTATCGCCGTCCGCCCATTGTTTACCGGAATAAAACTCTCTATCTTCTCTCGCCACGTTGCGCCACTTCTGCTGCGCTCCCACGGCTTCCTTGAACCACCGCTTATACCTCAGCAGCTTACTGTTCTCAGCGACAAAGGTTGTTGAGTTATCCTCTGACTTTGCATATTGGAAATCATCTAACATATCTCTCACCCCTCAAAATCGCGTGGGAACTGCTGCTTAATGGCGTTAAGGCCTGCCACGCACGATAAGCACAGCGCTCGCGCCGTCGGCAGGTTCTTGACTTTGACTTTAATTCGCCCTGGCTCATACTCTGCCAGCTCGTAGCCGTCGCAGAAATGTACAATGCCATACACGCATGACTGCGACACTGCGCTCACCATGCCGCATACTGCGTGGAACTCTTTGCTGTGCTCCTCATCATGCCCTGTTACCTTTAACTCTATATCGTTTGGAGTCATGTTAAGCTCAAATCTAATCATTCTATACTCCCATAAAGCTTCTTCTGCTGTTGCTCTCATTATTGTAGTCAAACTTCCATCCGTCACGCTTCCCTTGTTTCTTCGGTGCAGTCGGCTTCCACGGCCTGCTCATGCAGCCATAGCCTATAGCGTCGATTGCGTGGTCTTCGCCGTTGGTATCGTATTTCTCCGGCTGATTCTTATCGTGTGTTATCTCCGGCAGCGTGCGGATGAGATGAAAGCAGGTATTAAACACCTTTATACCTGGGTGACGCTTCCCTTCTTTATCTTCCCAGCCTTGCAGACGCAGGCGAATTTCCTCGCCCACCTGCTCTCTACCTTTGACAGACGGGTTAAACATCATGCATCCATTATCCATCAACACTCTGTTTATCTCCTCTGCTATGCTCGGCGCTCCTGTGTCCTGTTTGCCCCAGCAGGCATTATCTAGCACGGCATATCTAATCAAGCGCTTGTCGGCACTCTCAGAATCGGCTATGCGTTGAGCAACGAGCGTGCTAGGCTCTTTAGTACCCACGTTAGCCTTGCCGCCATAGCCATAAAGCTCCCTGTATACGTACATAACTCCGTCATAATCCACTGCTATCCAATAACAAGCATACGGATGATAGCTGCCCCAGTCCATACAGCGGAAGCGCATCCAGCCGTCGGGGATTTTAAAAGGCTTAATAACGTGCAGGCTTTCTCGCCAATTATTGAAGTATTGGCCGCCTAGCAGGCCCCATTCCCCAAGGGCGTACACTCTATAGCCTTCTGGATCGCGTTCTCTGCGGCGCTCCATGCGCATTTTGTATTGCTCGTCAACAAAAAGATTATCGAGAAACGTGGAAGAGTGCGCTAGCACATTCTGGTCGGGGTTATCAAAGAATTTGCTTTTAATCCAATGAGTGCTGCTAACCGGGTTAAAGCTCCCTCGCATTTGATAGTAAAGATTCGGATTATCCAGCTTGCCGCGCAGGCGATCGTCCAGAATATCCCAATCTTCTTCTGTAAGCTCCGTTGCTTCTTCTACCCATATCCATGTCAATTTCCCTTTGTCAGATGTGATGGATTTAACCTTCTCACGCTGTTTATCATCTTTCATGCCACGGAAGATAACAGTGTTGCCCGTGTCCTTGCATTCCAACCGCAGGGGAGATTCTCGCACGCTCCAATGCTTTTCCCATTCGCTTCCGAAGATGTGGAATATCGCCGTTTTAAGCTCCGCGAATGTGCTATCACGATTGGACTCATCAATTTTGCGAACGCATAAAAGGTTAGCGCCTTTATATTTAGGATTTGAAAGTTTTAATGTGTAATCGTAAGCAAGGTCGACGCTCTTTCCGCTGCCAGCAGAACCTTTAAGCAGCACGTAGCGCTTCCTGCTCTCGTTGACCTTGCGGAAAATAGGGTTAAAGTATATTCTACGTCTACTCTCCATCGTCTGCCTCCGGTGCTCCATAGATAGGCTCTATGATAAGCGTTTGACTGCTGCCCTGTTCCGCAGGTTTGGCCACGTCAAGAATCCGCTGAAGCTCTTTCGCTGCGGCTAATCGGTCCTTTAACTGAGCATCAAGGCCGAATTGGTCCTTAACTTCTCCCCTCATTGTAGCTGAGAGGAAGCGCAGGACTTCGTCTCCGTCTGCTACAAGCTTTCGCTCTGCTTCTGCTCTCTCTCTCGGCTCTGCGGCTGTCTTAATTCGTTCTTCAATATAAGCCTTAATCTTAAGGTTCTTTAAGAGTTGATTCGCCTGTACTCCCGCTGTTTTCTTACTGTAACCTGCAATCTCTGCGGCTTCCTTGGCGTTGCTCCTGCCCAGTTTAATGACGTAGTCGGCGAATTTTTTCTGCCTCTCGTTTAAATCAGCAGGTGTTGCTCTTGACTCGTCTGCCATTCCTGGTCACCTGCTTCCATTTAGCCGCCAGTGCTAACACAATCTCAACCTCGCTAAACGTGGTCAGCTCAACCACTTTAACTCGTTCATGCTGCGTAGATTTCGGCTTAGGATTATCCCGATTGTATTCTTCCGTCGGCACGCTCTTAGATAACGTCAGCGACTGCACCTTCTTATGCAATTTATCCGACCACACCTGCCGACGATCTAACATATAAATCTCGCCCTGACTCTCTAAAGCCTGCATCAATTTATTAATCTTGAGTCCAAATCTACCCATAATGACACGTCCTTTGCTGTTGGTATCCTGCCAACGTAGGAGGGTTGGCGTTGGCAGGATGCTGACCCGCGCTGTCCATACGCGGCTACCAAATAAAAAACGCCGCCTGTTACAGCGACGTTGATTAGCTTGTCGGCAGTGATAGGCTGCCGACTGAATATGAGAAAAGAGGGTGAAAAATTATATGAACAAAGCAAAAAGGCACCGAGTTTTTCGCCCGATGCCTTTTTTATAATTCTTCACTTTTAATTATACTACGTATAATTCCCCGTGTCAATTCTAGAATTTGCAGTATTCAAAAGGCCCCAACTTTCGTCAGGGCCTTCTCTTTAAAGATTCGCTTTGCTTCTATTTCTCCCCGCTATCTTCACCGCTTCGGTGGTATCAGCTTTAGCCCTGCCGCTAGGCCTTCGGCGTATGTAAATATATCGCTCAACATCACATAATATGTGGCCTGGCTAATGCCCATTATCTCTACAATGTCATTTCTGAGCAGACTCTCGCTGTATTTGAGCTTAATTAATTCGCCCTGCGGCTTATCGGCGTAATGCTCTTTAGTCCAATGAGCGGCTTTAAGCCATTGTAACGGCCGCTTAATGGTCATAACATTACGCATATCATTGATATATGCGCCATACTCCACTTCTACACACGGCACGTCAGATAAATTATGGATAGCCTTCTGCGCCGTAGGATCGCTGACTCGACAATGCCCACCGCCGCCTGTGACTACACCGCCGTTGTCTAAACGCTTCTCGGCTATCGCACGGCGTATATCTTCTTCGTGCTGCCAGCAGAATTCAATCATTCGCTTAACATTAATCATGTTCTATACCTCTTCAAAAATCATGTCCGGATGCCTGTATAACAGCATCTTCCGTTTGATACGATATACGTCCGTCTTCTCACCTTTAACATCAACAACAACTGTGCGGCCGTCCTTGTAATGGACAATAAAGTCTGCGACGTATTTAATTGCTCTCTCGGTCTTGCCGGAATGCTTAAATTTCGGCTGAAGCTCAAACGTTACCTGCCGTTCAAAATCTATGACTTCTCCCGCCATTCTTAACATCTTCAGCTCGCAGTAATAGTCGCCTTCCCGTTGGCTATCAAAGGTTATACCGTCGATAACCACTTTCCGATTATGATACTTTCCCCACGCCATTAGAACGGTATCTCCTCGTTAAACGGGACCTGCTGTCCAAAGCTTTCCATGCCCTGCGGGTTCTCTCCCTGGGTGCCGTGCTGTTCTCTGCGCTCGATAAACTCAAAGCGTCCACACACAACCTCTGCGGCCGTGCGTTTATTGCCGTTCTTGTCGGTGTATGGTCTAATCTGCAAACGGCCTTCCACCAACACACGCTGTCCCTTATGTACGCTGTTGCCTAATGCTTCGGCGCTCTTCCCCCAGATCGTGCAGTTGATAAAGTCTGCTTCGCGTTTTCCGTCTTCGCCTGTGTAAGGTCTGTCCACAGCCAGCGAGAAACTCGCTACAACCTTACCGGTCGAAGTATATCTGACGTCTGCATCCTTCGTCATTCTGCCTAACAAAACAATGCTATTCATTTTAATCCTCCATTTCCTTCGGTCCAGATGTTGCTGTCGCCTTGAGCGAGGCGGCAAGCTGCTCCTCCGTACTATCACGTGGATAACGGCACAAAGCTGCAATGGCATCTCTATGTGCTTGCATCATTTCTTCTTTTGTTCTTGAAATTTCCACCATATACAAGCCAATCAGACTGTATACGGCAATGTCTTTCAGACTTTCGGTGATTTTATCACCGTGAATATCATGGGTATAAACAAAAGCGATATGCTTTGCCATATACGCTTTCAGTTCCTCAAACATGCCCTCTGCATCGTCGCCGCGTCCATTAAGAAGCGCGCCACGACGGAAATTAGCAAGCTCATCTGCGCCGGAGGAATACTGCTCATGCTTTTCTGTAAACAATTTCTCCATCTCGCCAAGTTGTTGGCACACGAATTCACTCATTTTACTACACATTCCGGTACCTCCTCTATTTCGTCTAAATAATATACTGACAGAAATTCATCGGTAGAATTCTTTTCAGCCTTGACTTTAGCGTCTTTCGCCGTTTCTGCATCGACGATTTCTGTAATTCCCATATCAGGGAACGCTATACTTTCCCATCTAAGCCGGTAATGTTTCATTCGCTATCACTCCTTTCTAAAAAGCGGCGGCAAGGGGGTAACTGCAACAATTTTTCTACCGCAGTTAGGGCAACATTCAAAATTGTCGCGAATGTCAATATATTCAGCTCCACATTGTTCGCATTGATATTTAGCAACTAGATAGTAACCTACCAAATACTGGGTTCTTTTAACCTTTGTTGTTTCTTCCATTCTTATCACCTCCTCGGCCAT